TACCAATGTGTGATGTTTTCATCCAAGGACACAGGAAGATTTGTCCGCCAATTTTACGCCACATCTGGCAGAACATATAATCTTCCGATAGATAACGATCCGAGCCGCCACCAGTAATTGAATCTTTTGTATCGATGACTGTATCAAAGAAAGCATGAATATAACGTGAACCGTCAAAGTGTGCTTGACCAACATGGTCTGGTTTGTAACGAATGGAAGGATATGCTTCTTCCATTTTCTTAAACACTTCACGCTTGACCATCATAAAGCCTGTGCCAATTTCTAATACATCAAGTGGTTCTGTTACTGAGAATTGTGCGGTGCCTTTAACTGGATTGAAAACATAATCACCAGTAACTTTTTCCAACATTGCTGGATCAATATCAGGATTCTTTTCTACGGCACGCTTTACAGAGCGCCACTTAATTGCTTTCTTTGGATAAGGACCACCAATTACATCTTTGTCCAAAGCCAAACAAGCAATCACATCTTGCGGATTAAAATGAATATCAGAATCAATAAACAACATGTGTGTACATTCTGAACGATGAATAAACTCATCAACCAAATAGTTACGAGCACGAGTGATTAATGATTCGTTAAAAAGAAATGAAAATTTCACCTGAATACCATATTGCATGCAAAGGCCTTGTAGATCCAAACATGCTTTCATATACAAGCCATGATTCATACCACCATACATTGGCGTAGCTACAAATAAACTTTTCTTTTGTAGTTCTTCTTTTTTAATTGAAATTTCCATTTGTTCTCCAAAAATAATAAAAAAGAGGGGTTTTATCCCCTCTTACAACTTAAGCGGACAAAGAATATCCAGCTTTGAGGGCAGCTTTAACCAAGCCTTTGGTTGGTTTGCCCATGCGGTAGAAAGCAACTTTCTTACCATCAACAATTTTCTTGTTGGTGTAGATTACATGGCCTTCTTGACGGAGTTCGTCAATGCGTGCTGTAACATTGGTAATGCCGAAACGGCGTTGTGCTTGTTTGACAGTAAAAGTGTTGTAACCTTCTTGTTTTGACAAAGCGGCTAACATCTTTTCTTTAGCAGATAAATTCTTGCTCATTATAATACTCCATAGTAAAGTTAAAAAAATCCTTGCCTTAAGCAAGTTCACACAGTATATCATTTATATAGTGTGTTTGTCAAGTATATGTCTGGTATACTTGATTATATGCCGAATAAAAATGGCATAAAGGATTTACTTGTAGGCAAATTTAACGGCCGACCTGACCCAAATATTTCGCTTTGGTATCTTCCCATGACAGGTAAATCAAATCGTCATAGAAAAGAGTTTCGTAGGATACCGTATTCTTTTTTTGTAATTGCCGAATACGACCTTTGGCATATTTTTCTTTCCAAATATTGGATAATGCCTCATTACTGGTATCAAATGATTTTACCAGTTTATCTTCCGTAATTTGTTTACAGAGAAATTCATTGGTGTTGTTATAAAGTGGACTAAAATAGATACCACGTTGATGTTCGGTACGAATTAATTCTTTAGGTATTTTTAATTTAGAATATGCATAATTCAATGAACGATTTTTGTGGTCACGTTTAAGTGGAAGTCCTTGTGTATTCTTTGCATCCCACCATTCAAAATATTTTCTTGGATCGGTTTCTTTGATCCAATCAAATACAAGCCTTTTAGTTGTTCGAGTTGGTTCGAAAGCAACAGAACCTGAGGAGAAACCCATTTTGTTCCAGTGTTCGAGTCCATCATATTGGCTAAGTCCTTTTGATTTGGTATTGCCATACAAACTTGTGGTAGTAACTCCGGCAAGAACATCACCATATTTTTCTTTCCATAATTTTTGGATGTCATCGGATAAACATAATAGTGCTAATAATTTACCTCCCATATAATTAAAACCTAGAGGTTGAAACGGAACAATTGTTGAACCAATTGCAGTATGATTAATCATGCCTTGTTGTGTTTTAACATCACGAGACCAACCAATCGTTTTATCTCTAGGAGTTAAATCTAAGAAATCGGAACTAATACAAATTACACCAAGATATTTACCAGTAATTTCATCTTTAATAATAAAATTTAAATTACGACCAATATTTGAATTGTTTTTCATTGTAGATATAAAATCTCGAATGGTGTTCCATTCTTCAGCTAAATCACTTCTTTTAGTTTTGCTTTCAACTTCAAATCCTAAAGCATTAATTTCTGTTTCAATTTTAGAATCATCAGTATATAATAATGTTGGTTTAAGATTTAAATAGTCATCAGGACTTTGTGGAATCCAAATGTTATTTTTAATTCTTTCAATACGTTTTTTATCTTCTTTATTAGGTTCATATTCAATGCCAAAAAGAGTTTGTTTCTCGACACAAGGATATTTTTCTTTAATCTCACACCATTTTTGATATAAAGTATATTCACGAACATCCATTTGTGAAGCATAAGTTAAATCTTCAATAAGAATCTTTTTCATTGATTCTTCATCGATGTGTTCAAACTTATCCACAGGATTATTATCCTGCCATTTTTTCCATTGCTCTTCTACGAATTCGATAGGTGTTGCCATTAATTTTTCCTAAATAATAATAATATGATTATATACTCAATTTACAAAGTTGTCAATAATATTAACGGCAAAGTTTATATTGGATTTGATTCCAAATGGCCAAATCGTAAATATGAACACCATTATAATATTAATACCAGAACTCAACATCTATACCATGCTTTTCGTAAATATGGTTGGGATAACTTTTCTTGGGAAGTAATATATCAATCAAAAGATGGTAAACATTGTTTAAATATCATGGAACCATTTTTTATCAAAGAATACAATTCCTATAATATTGGTTACAACGAAACTCTAGGTGGCGAAGGAACTTTAGGTAATACATTAAAGGAATCTTCAAAACTTAAAATTTCAAAAGCGCTTAAAAACAAGCAAAAATCAAAAGAACACATATTAAAAATGTCTGAAACAAGAAAAGGCAAAAAACCATCAGCCGAAGCACTTAAAAAAAGATCCGAATCAATGAAACGGACTCTACAACTTAAGAAGTTAAATTCTCCATCTTTGTGAGATTTTTTTCTGCTTTAGATAATAAACCTTTTATTTTATTTCTTTTTTTCATGCCTTGTTGTAAGGCCAATGGTTTTGCTCTATTGGTGTAAACAATTCCATTCATATGATCCAATTCATGCAAGAAACACCTTGCGCTTATGCCAGTATAATGTGCTGATTTATATGCGCCAGTATAATCTTGGTATTCTACATCGATTGCGGCCGCTCTAGTAATACCTAAACCTAACATCGGGAAAGAAAGGCATCCTTCTACCATATGTTTGGTATCATACTCTGCAATTACTATAGGATTAAAAAATGCCACATAATCATTGCCAGCACCCATTACGAACACCCGATATTTTAATCCACATTGATTGGCAGATAGTCCATATCCTTTGTGTTTGATACAAGTTTCTACCAATGAAGATGCCAATTTATTTGGATCGGTTGGTGGGTTTTCAAAATCAAATTTTGGCATTACTTCTTTTAAAATTGAATCATTTTCAGGAACCAAATTAAAAATTGGAACTGTGATTGGTGCTGGTGCGGTTTGAATCTTTAACGAATCTTCCGTATTAAAAATAATTGTATCGCTCATTTTGCAATCCTACTAAAGTTATTATGTTTCTCAAATCGAATCATACTTCTAAATTTATCATACAACTGGTCACCTTTGTGTGAAATAACAAACACATTAGTTTCACTACCCATTTCATAAATCAACTTCAAAAATTCATCAGTACCAACAGTATCTAAACTGGAATCAAATACTTCATCTAGAATTAACAAATTGGTATTGGTACTATTCTTCAACTTAGCAATCTGTCGCCATGTAAACAATAGTGCCAAGTCAATACGCATCTTTTCACCTTCTGAGAAGTTGGCATAAGAAAACTCATCACGGTGCCTAGATTTAATTGTTTCTTCAAATGATTCGTTAATATTGAAGTTCACAAAGAAGTCCATTGCAGTCAAATACTTGTTAATCAACTTATTCATGATAGGCAAGTATTGTTTAATGATTCTTGTTTTAATGCCAGTATCTTTTAATAATGTAGATGCGTAATCGTAGTATTGTTTCTCTGTTGCTAATTCTTCTTGCTTTTTAACCAAAGTTCCAAGTTCTTCTCTAAGTTCTCGGAGTTTTGCATTGTCCGCTTCAAGTGTGTCCTTATGGGCAGACAAATCTTCAACTTCTTTTTGGAGTTTATTAATGAAAGCATGTACCGCTGATATGGTTGAAGTGTGTTTAACGATTTCGTTGTTATGACTGGTGATGTGTTTGATGATACCATTGATTTCTTCTATTCGTTGGTTTGCTTTAGTAATCTCCGCTGAGATTTCCGCAAGGCCTTCCCGTTGAGTAACGACTTTTGATTTTCTTTCGGCAACTTGTTCAGACTTGAACTCTCCATCGATGATTTGTTTACAGGTAGGGCAGTTGTCATGTTCTTCATAGAAAGCAATATCCTTTTCATTCTTTTTAATGTTGGTTTCAATCTTGGATTCTAACTGTAACAACTTCTTACTTTTCTTTTCCACAGAAAGTTTATCTTGAATTTTTTTCTGGAGAACATCGATGTGTTTCTGAATTAACTCAATGTCTTTTTGTAACTTTACATTTTGCTCCATACTGGTAGCAATTTCTGACTTCTTCTTGGCAATTTCTTCATCATTTCGGTTTTTGTGTTCTTCAATCGATTCTTTTTGAAGTTTAATCTTTTCTGCCGTTAAATCCATTTCATACTTAACTTTTTGGTTAGCATCTTTAATGGCTGACATTTTTTCTTTGACTAAACCATTCATTGAGGAGAAGATGCCAATGTCCAATAAATCTTCAATAATCAATCTGCGGTCAGCAGGAGATAATTGCATGAACGGAACAAATGATGCCGAACCTAAAATCACTACTTGAGTAAATGATTTAAAGTTCAACTTGAGAATAGATTTTTCTAATACTTCCTGATAATCTTTAGAAGCGGCATCTTGATTCAATAAAACATCATTAAGATAAATTTCAAACACATTTGGTTTAATACCACGAATTACTTTGTATTGTTTTTTACCAATGGAAAATTCAATCTCGACTACAGCAGCCTGATTGTTAATTGAATTTACAAGTTGTGGTTTGTTAATCTTACGAAACGGTTTACCAAAAAGACCAAAACAAAGTGCATCCAAAATAGTGGACTTACCTGCACCATTATTACCAATAATAAGTGTGTTTGGTGATTTTGTAAAATTAATTTCTGTAAAACTGGCGCCCGTTGATAAAAAGTTACGCCAACGGACGGTCTTGAAGATTATCATGATATTCTTTCACAGTATTCATTTTATTTTTTCTTTTGGTTTCTTTTATCTTATCAATAACTTCTTGTGGTCTTTTACGACCAGATAAAGAAAGACTTCTTTTCAATTTGGTTTCTTCTGATTGTTTTTTACCTAAATGAGATTCTTTTAATTTTTTCCTAGTTTCTTCCGAAGGTTTTTTGCCTGTGGCCAATAAAGACATTTTTCTTTTAGATTCTTCAGTATGCAATCTGCCACTTGAGGCTTTTGAGATTTTTTCTTTAGAAGATTCACTCATGGTTTTTCCTAAATTGGCTAATCGGGAAACATTTCTTATGATTTCTTCTTTACCAATTCTTCCTGATAATCCTTGCCAAGCAATATAATCTTCCCAATGACCGTGTTGTTCAAACAATATACGGTGTGCCTCTGCGTGTTCTTCCACGGTTAACTCAACCAAATTGGATGAATCGTCTGTTCCACCCATATGTTTAGGAATTATGTGATGTTTGTGTTTCATGCCTGTTCTTGATTTAATGCTTCCACATACAACTCTTTTAATACAGTTTTAAGTTTATTCGCATCAATATGTTCTTCATTGATGCCATCGACATACTTATTTATGATAGTTAATGTGTCCTCGGCCTGATCCAGCATATCATCTTCTACGCCTTCTGTCAAGTCAGTAAA